CTACGCTTTTGTCAGAACGTGGACGGCCGAGGCCGCCAGCTTCATGTCGTCGGCCTTCTGCGCGTAGTGGGCGGCGAGGCGGGAGGTGGTCCAGCCGAAGATCGCCATCATTTGCTTTTCGGTCGCGCCATTGTCGGCGGCGCGGCAAGCGCCGGCTTTGCGCAGGCCGTGCGGCGAGCAGTGCTCGGGCAGGTCGGCCTCGACGACGCGGTCCTTGAACCAGTTGGCGAAGGAATCGCCGCTGGCGTGCGGCTTGCCGTAGCTGTTGATCAGGAAGGTCGCGAGGCCGTGCGGGGTCGCGGCGATCGAGGCGCTAAGCTCGGGCAGGACCGGCAGCACGACCACCTTGCCTGTCGATTTCGAGGTCTTGCCTGGCTTGAACTGCAACCAGGTCTCCGGCTGCCGGGTGACGGGGTTGACGATCCGGGTCAGCGATTTCGGGCCGAGGGCGACGACGTCGCCGCGCCGCGCGCCGGTGTAGAGAAGCAGATCGAGCGCCAGCCTCGCCTGGCTGCCCAGGGGATGGCGGGTTTCGTAGGCCTCGATCTCCGCCTCCGTCCACGTGTGCCATCCCTCGCTCTTGTATTCGAGCGGGCGCACGCCGAGACAGGGATTGGTCTTCACGTGCTCGCGCCGCTCTTCGACGCCCCAGGAGAAGATCAGGCTGAGGTTGGACAGCCGATGGTTGGCGGCCGACGGCGTCGCCATCTTGCGGTCGCGGATCAGGCGCACGTGAGTTGCCTCGAAACGCTTCAGCGGGCAGTCGCCGAGGCGAACGCCGGAGCCCGGCTTCGTCTCCTCCTCCAGAATAGCGCGCACGAGCAGATGCCGGTTGCGTTGCTCGCGCGGCGTCACCTTGAGAAACCTGTGGCTGCCCTCGAATTCCCGGACGAGCCAGCGCAAGGTGATCGGATCGGCGCTCGGCGTCTTCGCGGCGCTGTCGAGGGCGGCGAGCGCGTCGCGATATTCGTCGATGAACTCGGGCGTGCCCGGCGCGGCGCGCAGGCGCTTCTTGCCGACGCCCTTGCGGCGCACGTAATGCCTGACGTTGCCGTGGCGGTCGCGGTCAGTGAACAGGAACGGCAGCTTCACGGGCGCCTCAGACATGGCAATCGCCCCAGACGTCGGAATCGGGGCCGTTCGGCGCATCCTGCGCTTCCTCCGGCAATCGCGCAAACGCCTCCTCGAGCGCGCGGCGCGACCAGACGCGGCGCGTGTTGATCAGCTTGGGGCGCGGCATGCGTCCGTCGGCGACGAGCTTGTCGAAAGTGGTGTGGCCGACGCCGATATAATTGGCCGCCTCCTCGCGGCTGAGGCCGAGGCGATCCTGCGGCTCGATCAGCGACGCGCGGGTCATGGCGCAGGCGCCCCGGTTTTGCGCCCTGGCAAGCCGGAAAGTCCGGGCCTGTCTCCAGCCCGCAGGAAGCCCGCGCGCGTCATGTGCGGCGCGAGCTCGGCCCGGAGCGCTTCGTCGTCGAGGAAGGCCGGCATCGGAACTATCCGTCAGCGGACTTGAGGATTGGGGCGGCGGAAGCGAAGGCGCGCAGTGGCTTTCACAACCTGGGTGTGCTTCCGCCGCCCCTCCGGCTCATCGCCGGAACCTGTTGGCCAGCGACGCGCGCTCATGCGCTCGCCGCCGGCGCGACGATCAATTCGGCGGGGGAAGCGACAGGAAGTCTGGCGCTCACGCGCGGTTTGTGCTTCCCCCGCCATTCCGACCACAGGTCGGAAATCAAGGCCTTCGCCATGACGCGGGTCGCGTCGTCCTTGGCGTGGCCCTTGGTCCAGTCCGGCCGCGCGGCGCGCGTGAATTCGCGGCGGCGCACATAGACCTCGCCGTAGCGTCCCCTAGGGCGGCCGAATTCCGTTCCGGATTTTTCCGCGCTCTCGATCTGATGGAAGAACAGCGGCTCCTCGATCTCGGCGCGCACCGTGGCGCGGCGGCGCTTGACGTAGCCGAACGCCTTCCACTCGTCCTTGGACAGGCCGAGCTTGCCGCATTGCGAACCGGCGTGGCCGTTCCAGGGCATTAGCCCCATGCGCTTCCACACGTGGCGCGGGTTCGGGTAGCCCGCGAGATCGCCGGCCTCGCCGACCAGCGCCGCCAGCCCGCGCAGCGAGAAGCCGCGCACGCCGTCGACGAAGCCGGCGGCGGGCAGGGTCTTGGCGAGCGCGACCATCTCGGCGCCGATCTCGTCCATGCGCTGCTGCTGCGGCTTGCGCGACAGCACGTTGACCGCCAGCGAGGCGCGCAGCTCCTCCACCGCATCCGTCGTCTCCACCGGCTTGCCGGCGACGATGCGCGACCAGACGCGCATCGCCTGCGTCTTGGCGCGCTCGCGCGCCTTGGAATCGGCGTCCGGCGGCGTCAGCGCGCGGCGCAGCATCGCCATGCCGTTGAGGTCGATGCGGTTGCGGTTGCGCAGATGCCAGTCGCGCTGCACGCGCAACTCCATCAGCCGCTGGCAGACGGTCGCGACGTCGCTCATGGCCGGGCTTCCTTGAAGATGCGCTTGAGATCGGCCTCCGGCACATAGTCGCGCACGGTCATGTCCGGCCTCGGCGGCACGCCGAGATCGAGCAACGCGCGCAACACGGCCGCCTCGCCCGCCGCGCGCGCGGCGAAGGTCTGCAAGTCGGCGTAGCGCATGTCGCCGATCGGCCGGTTGGCGATGGTGATGACGTGATCGAAGATCGACGGCTGCCGCAAGTTGGCGATGGCGCGCAATTCGCTAGGACCACGGCGAGGGGCGGGAGGCGCGGAGCGACCAATATCCTGGCTATCACATGTGGCATGTGCTTCCGCGCCTCCCTGAACGGCCGCTCGGGCGACCGTCGTTCCTGGTTTCCCATCGCGCCGGCGCGCGTCCAGCCACGCGCCGGCGATCTTGCGGATTTCGCCGCGCGTCATGGCGGCGGCGAGCGGGCCGCCTTCTTCGACGAAGCGATCCGTCAACCAATCGAGCGCCTGCGCCGGCTTCTGCATGCGCAGCGCCTCGACGGCGAGCGTGAACGCGCGCGCGGCGCCGACGTCCGCCACCATGCCGGCCTCGCGCTTCGCGTTCTCGAATAGGGATTTGCTGGCCAAACTGTTCATCTGCGCTTTCCTTCAATCAAGAGCTTGCTGGGGGCGCTCAACTCGCAATTGCACCGGCTCATGCGGCTTGCGCCTCGGGCGCGTCGATGTTGGCATGGATGACGCGGAAGGAGATCGCGGCGACCCAGGGGTTCGCGGCCCATGCGTCGGGGCCGTGCAGCGAATCCCATAGCTGAGCAAACGCCGTTTTATGCGCGCCCGGCAAGTTTGAGAATCCACCTTGAGGCAAACAGAACCCCGGTAAATACTTGCCGGTTTTAAAGTCAAACGCGCTTCGGGGCGCGGTCTCAATGCCTTCGGCCGTCACGTCGTCGGGACTGATATCGTGGAGGCGCTGAACGCGCACGTCCGTTACGACCAGCGTCAATCGGCTGTCTTTCCGCGGCATGTGAAAAGCCGCTCGCTGCCCAGGCTTTTTGCGAACCGAGGAGGTCGCACACGCAGAAAGGTCGGCTTCGCGGAGCCAACTGCGCCGCCAAACCTGACCCTCGGCCCAATTCGCACAACGCTCGCGCACCCACAGTCGATCGCCGATTGCCCATGGCGCATAATCCACGGCGAACGCACCGACTTCCTCTGTCGGGATGTTGACGATCCCGCCGCCGGCGTTGCCTATGTGCCACAGCCCATTCGCCTGCTGCTCGGGCTGAAATCTCAACATGCGCCGCGTCTGCGTCTTGCTGCCGTCCAGCAGCGCGCGCACCATTGGCGCGGAAAAGATGATGGGCCTATCCGTCACGGCTCGTCTTCGCCGTAATCGGTGTCGCCGAAGTCGCCGGCCGCATCGGCCTGCGTGATGATTGCATCGGCCCGGTTGGCGAGGGTCAGACGATAGGGCGACACATAGGGCCGGTTGGCCTTCATCACCGAGGCCTCGTCGGAGAGGCGAAGCGAGAAGATCGCGGCGGCGCCGTAGAGATGCGTGATCCAGCCTTTCGCGGGATCGCCGTCCACGGGCACGTCGATGCGGATGAACTTCGCGCCGAAACGTTCTTCCTCGCGGAATCGGCCGGCGTGCGTGCGATGGCCCATGATCTCGACGACGCCCCAGTCCCAGAGCTCCGCAGACGCTTCGGCTTCGGGCGATTTGTCCTGATCCATTTCCTCTTTCTCCCATCAACTCAGTCGGCGCGGCGCCGCAAGCTCACATCCAGAATTCCAGCGGCCGAAGGCGGCGGGGCGGAGGGGGCGCAGGGGGATCGGGACGCATGCGCGCCAGCAGCGCGCGAAGCTCCTGCATCGACTTGACGCCGGCGGCGGTGCTGGGCGGGTAGGACGAGATCGGATCGACGACGAAGCCCCGCCGTCGGCATTCCGCGACGATTTCCGCGTCCGAGAAATCGGCGATATCGACCTCGATCCGCTCGACAGTCCGCTCGATGGTCTCAGAACTGTATTTCGCCATCCCTTAGACCTCCTTCGCATCCGCGATTTGCTCGCCCGTGACCTTCCCGCCCCAATCCAGCCACTTGCCGAGCGCGTCGAGATAGCCCCTGCAATGGCGCAGCTCGCGGCGATCGCGGGGATAGGCGAAGCCGGTCTCGCCGCCGGGGGCGAGCGGCACGCCCTTGTGGCAATGGAACGACGCGCCGGCCTTGAGATTGGCGATCAGCGCGCGCCATTTCGCGCGGTCGGCCTGCTCGCTGGAGCCGGGGCGGAACGCGCAATTGTCGCAGGGCGCGGAGAACGCGCAATGCCGGTCCGTGCGGTCCCAGATCAACGCCTCGTCGATCGGCTCCCAGGCCGCGCGGCAATCGCCGCAGATCGCGATCTTCGGCGCGTAGAACTTCGCGACGTTCTGATCGGCGACGCCCACGCGCAGGCCGAGGCAGCGCGGGCAGCGGCGCGGGCCGCCGGGGAAAGCGTCGCTCGCCAGCGCCGCTTCGAGCTTGCGGCGCGCCTCACCCACGGGCGGCCCTCGGACCCGTTACGCCGAGCGGCGGCCCGATCACATCGAGCGCGCAGCGCAGGCGGTCGGCGAGGACGGCGTCGCAGCGCCAGGGCGTGACGACATCGGGCACGAGATCGCGGCAATCGCGCAAGTCACGTCCCTCGATGACCACGCGCATCAGCACCGGCCAAGCTGCGGGCCGGCGAGCGCCGCCATGGGCGAGCTTCTCGGTCGCATCGAGCCGCTTGGCGGCGGCTTCGCTCGCGCCTCGTCCGCTGGGCTCCGGCGACGGCGGCCGGGCGGGATCGACCGCGCCCAGGCCGGTCTGGGCGCGGGCGTGCGCGCGGCGCAGGGCCTCGCCGATCAGCCAGCGCAGATCGTTGAGCCGGGGATCGCGCGGCGCGAGCGCGCGGGTCGCGCGCATCACGTCGAAGGGATCGAGCGCGCGCGCGGTCATCGCGGCCTCCGGAAGCTGCGCGCCCAGCCGGAGCCGAGCTCGCTTTCGATCTGGCGGGCGAGCAGGCGCGCCTGATCCTCGCTCATCCAGATTTCGAGCGGGCCGGCGCTGAGGACGTAGCCGCCGTCGCCGCTCGGCTGGAATTGCACGGGCACGCCGGCTTCGGGGTCGAGGATTTCGGGGGAGGTCTCGCTCATTGCAGCGTGGCTCCGGCGTGCTGGCGATCGGCGGCGCGGCGGCGTTTGGTCGCGGTCTTCGAGGCGACGCTCAGGCCGAAGCGCAGCTTGGCCTCAACGAGGCCGTCCTGCGGCGCGGCGGCGAGCAGATCGGCGGCGACCTCGGCGACGGCGTCGACGACGCAGACCCTGGGATGCGCGGTGTTGAACTCCGAGATCGTGCGCCAAAGCGCGCAATGCAGGCAGGGCTTTTCGGTCATCGCGCGACGAATCCTTGGCTGTGAACGGTCCACGGAAGCTCGTTGTGTTCGCGGCCGTCGAGCCGTCGGCCGGCGCGGGAGCGGCCGACGGGCGCGCAGATGAGGCCCGGCGCGAAAAACGTGATGGTCGTTTCGCGCTCGCGCGCCGGCCGGAAGGCGCCGTTCTCGAACCGGACGGCCTTGTCCAGCTTCGAGGGAACGGGAAGCGGCGGGTTGACCGATCCGTCCGTGCTGATCTCGTGCGGCGCCCAGTGGCCCCATTGTTTGAAGAAGAACGGCACGTCGGCGGCGGCGCATTGATCGCGGATCGACCGGACCCAATCGGGATGCATCGGCCGCGCGCCGGAGCCGGACTCGCCGCCGACGATGATTCCGTCGAGGCCGGGCGAACCCATCGGGAGCGCATAGGCCGGGATCGTTGCGAGCATGCCTTTAATCGATCCGCCTGCCTCCGCCATTTTCCGGCTCGCTGCGCTTTGGTGTCCGGTTAGCGCATCAATCCAAGTTCGATCGCCAGTGGAAATGCGGCGCAAGTCGATCCCGCTCAACAGCGGCTCCGCGCTGACGATGCGCTTGGCGGCCGGCGTGGCGAGCAGCTCGGGGATGCGCTCGTCGGCTTCCTGCTGGCGCTCGGCGCTCACGCCGAGGATCACGTTGTGAAGAGGCCAACGAACTAAGTGGCGGCCATCGCCGAGCCAGGCCGCAATCCGCTTTGGCGTCTCGGGATCGACGCAATATAGCCGCATCCGCTTAGCGCGCTTCGACAGCGCGACGAACGTATGTTTGGACGCAAGCGCCATCTCGGCGAAGACCAGGTCGATCCAGGCGTCGGGCACGTTCTCGTGGAACAGATCGCCCATCGAATTGACGAAGACCGCGCGGGGCCGTCTCCAATCGAGCGGCAGCGTCAATGTTTCCTTCGCGGCGAGGCGGACCTTGCCGTTCCAGACATAGCCGCCCTTCGACGGGTTGGTCAGGCCGCGATAGGGCGACTGGCGGCGCGCTTCGAAGGAGTCCTCCGCGCGGTTCTGCATGACCTCGATGTGATGCGCCTGACGCATCGCGTAGCAATTCGTGCAGCCCGGCGAGACCACGCTGCAGCCGACGATGGGGTTCCAGCTCGCGTCGGCCCATTCGATGCCCGTGCGGTCAGCCATCGCTCGGCTCCTTCAGGCCTTCGCACTTGCGCACGTCGGCGAGCGTCGTCATCGGTCCGCGCGCGGCGTCGGCGGTGCGCTTCAGCGCGGCGCGGATCAGGAGGAGCTCGCGCGAGTCCTCGTCGGGATCGGCGGGGATGATCGGCGCGGACGCCTTGAGATAGACGCTGCGCTTGGCGCTCGCGCGCGTCGGCAGGCCCAGCGACCAGCACAAGGCGACGGCGGGGTCGTGGAGGCCAGGCGAATCGCTCATCCCAGGGCCTTCCGCTTTGTCGACCTGCGGTCGCGATCAAACATTTCGCGCGCCTTCGCCCAGACGGCGCGCCAGTTGGTCTTTTCGCCGGCCTTGCGCAATTGCTTGAGGACGATGCGGGCGTCCTCGCGGCGCGCGGCGCGGTAGCTCGCGGCCGGCCTCATGCGACCCGCCGCGGCGGGACCACAGCTTCGACCTCCGGCGCCTGGACGTAGAGATCGGTTGGCAGAGCCGCAAGCTCGGCGTTGAGGCGCGGTTGCGCGGCCGGCTCGCGCGAATCGACGCTGGCGATCAGCGCCACGACCTCGCGGCCGTCGTCCGTCACGCCCTTCCAGACGCGCGCGAGCGGATAATACGGATCGCTCAAGGCGACCTCGACCTTTTGCGGCTCCAGGGTCAGCTTCATCTCAGCCTCCCCGCGTCGCGATCCACCAATAGGCGAGGGCGCCGAGGATCAGGCTCAGCTCCCACCAGCCTCGCCCATCGGCGAGATCGCGCGCCGCTTGTCGGGTCGTGCTCATAGATCGCTTCATGCGTTCACCCCCAGAAACTCGGGCGCCCAGCGCGCGGCGCGGGCCATCAGCGCGGCCTGTTCGGCGAGCTGCTCGTCCTTCATCCAGGCGCGCTCGGATTCGGCGGCCTTGCCGCCGCAGGCGCGCAAGGCGTCGAGGCAGGCGGCGCGGCCGGCGGCGGCGAAATAGGCGGCGTAATCGAAGTGATTCGAGAAGCGCAGCCGCACGGTCTCGGCATCGTCGATCGCCGCCAGAAACTTGAACAGGCCGCGCGCTTCGCCGTCGCCGCCGCGCCGGACATCGACCGCGCTGGCGATCAGCTCGGCGAAGGCGTTCTCGACCGCGTCGTCGTCGGCCAGGGCCGCCTCCACCAAAGCGGGCGCGAAATCGAGTTTCGCGAGCCTGCTCAGCAGCGCATGCCCGCGACCGCCCGGCCCCTTCTCCATCGACAGACGCAAAGCCGTGGATTTGGCGACCAGCGCGGCGAGCGCCACGCGCATCGCGTCGCCGGCCGTGGCTTCGCCGATCAGCTCGGCGGCGGCGCGCGAGACGGCGCGATCCAGATGCCGGCGCGCCTCGGCGGACAATTCCGCCGCGCGCGCCGGCGACGCCGCGCGAGGGGCGCGCGCAGCGGGAACGTCTTCGGCGGCCTCCGAGCCTGCATCGATTTCGGAGGCCGCCGGGCCGGGGTGGGAGCCGCCGGCTTCGTCGACGGGCGTAGCCGGCGCCGGGATGGCGCCGCCGTCGACGATCACGCCGCGCTCGATGTCGAGCCGGCCCTCGCTGTCGAGGCCGACATAGACGCCATATCGGGCGCGCTCGGACTGGGAAACCGCGCGCAGCGACGCGCGCCGCACGATCTCGGCCGCCTGGACGTGATCGCCGGCGCCTTCGTACGCCTCAAGCGCCTCGATCTCGTCTTCCAGAAATTTCGGCGCGACGCGGCGGGTCGCCTCGCCGGGTTCGAACAGGGCATGGCCCCAGCCCTCGGCCTCGCAGATCCTGTCGGCCTCGGCGGCGAGGCGCGCGCGCTCGAGGCGCAACAGCAGCTCCGCGTCGAGCAGCAAGGTCGGGCCGTCGAACAGGTCCTCGTGCAGCGCGCCGCCGGCGGCGACATAGGCGTCGACCCCGACATAGCGCGCGGCCGCCGCGTCGGCGGGAACGCCGCGCGGCGCGAGCGCGGCGCGAATCGCGCGGGGGTCGGCGAGGATCGCGCGCGCGTTGGCGCGGTCGAGCAGAGCCTGCGCGGCGGCCGGCTCGAAGGCGGCCAGCGCGCGCGCCTGCGGCGCGGCGATTGCGCCCTCCAACCAAAGTTTGCGCGCGGCGTCGGGCAGGCGCGACAGCGCGATGCGCTCGCGCACCCAGCGCTCGGACTTGCCCTGCGCGCGCGCCACCGCGGCGACGCCGCCGCGCTCGGCCGACAAAGCGACGCTGTCGGCTTCTTCCAGCGGATGCGGGTCGACGCGCTCGATGTTTTCCGCGCGCGACAGCGCGGCCGCGGCCTCGTCGTCGCCGGCGAAGACGCGGGCGCGGGTCGATTGATGGCTGGGGAAGATCGCCGTCAGCGCGCGCCAGCGCCGGCCGCCGACCAGCACCGTGTAGCGGCCGGGCAGGCCGCGCAGGATCAGCGGATTGACGAGGCCGCGCGCGGCGATGTCGGCGGCGAGATCGCGCACGCTCTCGGCCGAGGTCGGCGCGCGGCGCTCGTTGCAGGGATCGACGCCGACGATCTCGCTCAAGGCGACGTCGACCACCGGGCCGGGCTGGATCGGCGCCGGCGGCGCCGAGGGCGCGGGTTTGCGGGCGGGGCGGGTCACGCGCGCGCCTCCGCCTGCGCCTTCAACCGCGCCGCCTGGCGCTCGCTCAGGCGGCGCAGGCGCTCGGCGTGGCGCAGCGCGTTCTGACGCTCGGCGCGCACGTCGAGAGCGCGCAGGCGCGCGTGGATCGCGCGCACCTCGGCGCAGATGGGCTGGGGAACGAGGGGAGCGGACATGGCGCGTGGGCTCCGGTGGGGACGGCAACCCATACGTTCTGTATTCGCGCTTGTCAATACGTATCGTATGGCTGTGGACGGGCGCCGCAAAAAGCAGCGCGAAAATGCGCGATTGCGGCGCTTTGCCGCCATTTACAGCCGGCGCTTCGCGCGCGACTTTGGGTCGCAGGGAGCAGCTGACGAGGGGGGCGACATGGCGCTTATGTTCGCGGTCGTGTTTTATTTCACGCCGCCCATGATCGCGTTGGCGCGCGGTCACCGCTCGGCCACGGCGATCCTCGCGCTTACCGTTTTGCTGGGCTGGACCGGCATCGGCTGGATCGTCGCCTTCGTCTGGTCGTTGACGGGCAATACCCGAAGCGCCGCGGCGCCCGTGCAGCAGGTGGTCGTCAACACCACCGTCGCGGCCTCGTCCCACGACGGCGAGAACGCGCTGTTGCGCCAGCAGCTCGCCGCCCTGCAGCGCCAGAGCGCGGGCTGGGCCGGCGAGCTCGAAAGCATTTCGCGGGCGCCCGCCGTCGATTCGCAGCGGCGCGTGGAGATCATCGGCGCGCTCGCCCACAAGAGCCGGCGCGTCGTGCAGGACCTGCGGGAGGAAGCGGCGCAAGGCGTAGCTGCGCGCGGGCCGGAGCCGGCGGCGCTCGGTCCGCCGACGCCGCTGCTGAAGCGCCAATCGAACGAGGGCCACGCCTATTGGCGCAACGAAATCCCGCCGCCGCTCGCCGAATATCCGTTGTTGTCCGGGCCGGGGCTTTACGAGCTCGCGATCGCCGGCTGCAGCCACAGGCAGATCGAGCTCGACCAGATCGCCGGCGGGCGGCGCGACGCGCCGGTGTTTTTCCGCACGAATGCGCTGGTCTACGCCGAGCCCGACAATTCCTATGACCGCAACGCCGTCGCCGTCGACATCGGCGGCTGGCGGGTCGGCTACATCCCGCGCGAGGACGCGAAGGCGTTCGGCGAGGAATTGGCGGCGCTCGCCGGCCCCGGCGCGCTGGCGGCGCGCGCGCTGATCGAGAACGGTTTTCCGGAATGGCGGGTCAAGCTCGACCTGTCCCGGCCGCTGCGGCTGGCCTGAGCCTCACGCGTCCGTCGGCGGCGCGAACACCTGGACATGCGCACGGCGGGGCGGCAGCAGGGCGCGCCAGCGATAGACGCTTCTGATCTCGGCGACCTCGATCACCGGCTCGCCGAATCGCATGGAATGCAGACGCCAAGCGCCCTCCGCGCCGAATAAAACCTTCACGTAAGAAGCGCCGTCCGGGAGCCGGATGCGGCAGATCTGCCCGACCAACCTGGACTCGGGCCGGGTCGGCAGCGCGTCGAAGATGAGAATTTCGCCGCGAAAGAAACGCGGCTGCATTGAATCGCCGCGCACGACGAAGGCTTCCGCGTCGCGCGGGCGGGGCAGCTCCACCCATTCGCCGCGCGCGATCTCGGCCTGGTCGTCGGCCGGCTCGACCTTCTCGCCGGCGCCGATCGCGCCCTTCATCTCGATGGTTGAAGCGCCGCTCTTCGGGCCGCGTCCGGTCATCAGCCAATCGGCCGCGACGCCGAAGCGCTCGGCGTAGAACGCGGCCTTGTGCGCGAAGCCGCGCTGGCCGTTCTCGTGATGGGTGTAGCCGGCTTCCTTGACGCCCAACGCGCGCGCGGCGGCTGCGGACGATTCGAAGCCGGCCTGGGCGCGGGCTTCCCGAAGGCGCGCCGCTGCTTTCTGGTCCGCCGTCATGCGGCGCGCTATACGTTTTGTATCCATACGATGGGTATTGACGGCGACGAATACGTTTTGTATGGGTTGCGCATGACCAAGCTCGAACGCATCCGCAAGCGGTTGAATTGGCACCAACACCAGATGGGCGCCTATCTCGGCCTGACGCAGGCGACGATTTCGCGCATCGAGCGCGGCGAGAACGAGGAGCGCGGCCCGGTGCGCCGCCTACTCGACGATCTCGAAGCCCGGCTCGAGGCCGGCGAGATCATCGAGGCGCCCGCGCCTTCGTCGCCCGTTTCCCCTGCGGAAGATAGCGGAGACGCGTCGTGAGTTTCCGGGGGCCTTCATCGAATCGTCTTTCGCCGCGCGCCGTTCCTCGTGCGGACGCGGCGAGGGCCGGGCGGCCGTTCGAGGGCCGCCCGGTTCGGGGGAGATCGGCGGCGGGATCGGGCGAAGCGCAACGGGGAGAACGCGCGGATGCTGCAACTGTTCCACACGGAGGACCTGCCGGAATTCCTCCGGCCCGCGCCCTCGTTCCAAATCACGCTGGAACGGATTTCCGGCTTTGCGCCGGACGTGCGGGTCGAGGACAGCGAATCCTTTATGGGGAAAGTCATGTATCTGGCGCCGGACTTGCGGTTCTTCACGGCGCCCAGACGCGGGTTCGGCTCCCAGTGCATTCGCCGAGGCCTGCGCGCGACGGTTTTGGGGTCGCCCGAGATTTTGGTCGTCATCGACGTCGATCATTACTTGAGCGAGACCCAGGTCGGCGTCTTCGCGAGACCCTTCCACCCTCCAGACTAGGTTTCATGCCTGCGGTCACCGGCGGTCCGTCCGCCAGCGGGAGGAGCTCATGGACCGGCGCATGACCAAGGCGGAACGCGACGATCTCGTCCGGCTCATCAGAAGCCGCGAGAGGATCGCCAAGAGCGCCGCGCAGCAGAGATCGGCGCAAATGCTCGTGGAGTTCGAGCGGCAAGTCTCGGCCGCTCACGCCTTCGACAGCAACGAAGTCTGGAACGCGGCCATGGAGGCCGGAGACAGGGCCGTCCAGGAGGCGATGGACAAGATCGAGGCGGAGTCGGCGCGGCTCGGCATACCCGAGGAGTTTCGGCCGAAACTCGCCTGCTACTGGCAATCCCGCGGCAGCAACGCCTTTTCCGAGCGGCGCACCGAATTGCGCCGGCTGGCGCAGGCGGAAATCGCGGCGATCGAAAAGGCGGCTTTCGTGCAGATCGAAGCGCAGAGCGTCGCCGCGCAGACCCGCATCATCGCCGACGGCCTCGATTCGGAGGCGGCCATCGCCTTCCTGAACGAGCTGCCTCCGGTGGAGCAGCTCATGCCGCCGCTCGATCTCAACGTCATTCAGGCCACGATCGCCGATCGGGCGCGGCGCGACGGCGGGCGGCTCAATCTGGTGAGCGGGTAGCGGTTTGTTTGTTTGATCGCGGCGCGGCGGGCGCCAAGAGGGGGCAGGCATGGATGGGGCGGCGCGACGCTGGCAATGCGTCAATACGACGGGTTGGTTGACCGAAGCGGGCGTGCGGATCGACGCGCCGGCGATCGGCGAGGTCTGCACGCTGCGCGAGGCCCGGCGCGCGGTCAATTGGCAAACCGGGCGGGAGGGTCTGTTCCTCGCCTTTGTCGAGGCGCCCGGAATCCTCTATCCGCGCGAATGTTTCCGGCCGCTCGGCGAGGCCGAGCGCGAGTTCGAGGCGCTGCGGCGGCTCGCGGCCGAGCCGCGGCCGGCGCGCGTGGGAGCGCCGGCGTGAGGCGGCGGCTGCTCGCGCTCGGCGCGCTGGCTTTCGCCGGTTCGCCGGCGGCGGCGCATGATTTCTGGGCGAACGGCGAGCCGGTGCCGCCCTGGGTGAAAGCCTGGTGCTGCGGGCCGAGCGACGCGCATCACGTCAAGCCCGGCGCCGTGCACATCAGGGCGGACGGCTATCACATCGATGGGCTCACCACCGTCGTCCCCATCGCCCGCGCGCTGCCGTCGCCGGACGGCTCCTATTGGGGGTTTTGGAACGCTCGCAGCGAGCCGGGGCCGGTCGTCTATTGTTTCTTCGCGCCGCTGAACGGCGTGTGATTTCGGAGGCGCGCATGAATTTGGTCGAAATGCTGGGCCGCCTCAGCGAGAGCGGCGCCGAGCGGGGAGCGGCTTTGTTGCCGGAGGCGGCGAGGATGCGGTTGCGCGAGGCGGGGCGGCGCTTCGCCGAACAGAAGGCCGGGCCGCGCTTCCGGGTCGGCGATTTCATCACGCCGGTCAGCGACGCCAACGTCAAAGGCCAGGGCGAACCGCATCTCGTGGTCGAGGTCAAATTGGGCGCCGAGCCCGATCTGCGCGTGCTCTACCTCAGGCAGGATCGCGTGCTCGACATATGGCTCAACAGCCGCGAATTCGAGCTTTGGTTTCCTCCCGCAACGGGAGCGGCGCATGCGGATTGAGGGCGACATCCATCCCCGTCATCTGCGGGCGGCCAAGCTTTTGGTGTTCTCCGCGCTTGCGCTGATGGCGATCGGCGCGGCCACCGTGCTCTGGATCGCCGGTTGGATCCTCCTCAAAGTGATGACGGGGATCTGCGCATGAGCTTCCGGCCGATCAAGCCGCGCGAGTACGGCTCGACCAAACAGATCGTCGGCGCGCTGTTCGCCGAGGTCGGCGGCGTGAAGGAAGCCGCCTTCGTTTTGGGCCGGGGCGTCAGCCAGACTTACGCCTACGCCGACGAGCAGGTCGCCGACGCGCAGATCTCGTTCGACGCCGTGCGCCGGCTGAGCCACTACCGGCTCGGCGCGACGGCGGCGGCCGAGGCGCTCGCGTTCGACGCCGGCGGCTTTTTCACGCCGATCGCGCCCTCCGACGAAAGCCTCGCGGAACTGATGGCGCGCGAGGAGGCGCAGCATGGCGCGATGCTGGCGGACCTGATGCGCCGGATCGGCGCGCTCGGCGAGGGCGGCGACGCGCGGCTCCTCGAACATCTCGACGCGCTGATCTCGGCCCTCGTCGCGGCGCGGCGGAAGGCGGCGCCATGAAGACGCGGCGCGAGGGCACGCCCTGGGCGACATCGGATCATGCCGCGGTGCGCGTGCGGCGCTTGTGCGTTCAAGCTTTGAACCTGCCGGAATGGCCGCCCGCGGCGCTCGACGACATTGCCGCGCGGGTTTTGAGCGCGTCCGAGCCCCCGAGGGGCTCGGAAGGCGTGCTCTTCGCCTTGCGAGAGGCTACGCGAGGCGTCGGCGATCTGCGGAAGCAATTGCTCGGCGCGGTGGCGTATCCCGGTTGGAAGAAGGAGGTCTTGGCGGAGATCGGCGCCGCGCTGACGGCGGCGGCGCCCAACTCGCGCGCTCCCGAGATCGTCGCGCTGCGCGAAGCCTTGCGGGAGCTTGGCGTATGACCGCGCTCCGTCTGGCTGAGGCGCTCCCGCGCGATGCGCACGAGCATTACGTCGAGGAGGTCTGGGTGTCGCGCGCTTTGTTCGAGACGCGCAAGTTCGGGCCGGTCGTCGTCGACCCTTGCGCCGGCTTCGGCAATGTGGTGCGCGCCGCGCGGGCTTCTGGCTCAGGGCCTATGGCAGCGATCTCGTCAAACGCGCGGCCGCCGTCGCCGGGGGCTCAAGATTTCTTGAGCGAGGATTGGCGGGCGCCGCGCGCGGCGGGCCAAAAATTCGACATCGTCTGCAATCCGCCGTTCGGCCACGGCGTCGATCTCGTGCGCGCCTTCGCGCGTGGCGCTGCTGACCCATGTGCAGCGCATCAACGCGGCCGGGCGCTGGCTCGAGGGCCTGCCGCTCGCGGCCGTGCTGGCGGTGCATCCGCGCCCCTCGATGTGGCCGGGCGAGGTCTATGCGCGCAAGCGCGCGGCGGGCGAGCGGCTCGGCACGGGCCGGCGCGACGTCGTCTGGCTGGTTTTCGAGCGCGGCGTTCGCCGCGCGCCGGTTTTCGGCTGGGTGCGGGGAGAGCGGGGATGATGCGCGCGATCGAGCCGCTGCAACTGCCTTTCGCCCCACCGGCGCCGATCGCGACCGCGCCGCCGCGCGTGCTGTGGATCGCGCCGACAAGGCTGTGCGTCGACGAGACCTATCAGCGTTCGCTGTCGGAGCGCTCGATCGAGCTGATCGCGCGCATCGTGCAGGATTGGGACTGGCGGCGGTTCAAGGCGCCCGTGGTCGCCGAGGTCGACGGTTCCTGGCAGGTGATCGACGGCCAGCACACCGCCATCGCCGCCGTCACGCATGGCGGGATCGCCGAGATCCCCGTGCTGGTGGTGGCGGCCGCCGAGATCGCCGAGCGCGCGCGCGCCTTCGTCGGCCTCAACCGCGACCGGCTCAACGTCACGCCGATGCAGATTTTTCGCGCCGAGCTCGCCGCCGGCGACGACGACGCGCGCACGATCGCCAAGGTCTGCGAGCGCGCGGGCGTGCGGCTTTTGGCCTTCCCGCCGTCGCACAGGCTGTTCCGGCCGGGCGACACTTTGGCGCTGTCGACCGTGCGAAAACTGATCGACCGGCGCGGCGCGATGGGGGCGCGCGTGGTGCTGCAGGCGTTGCGCGAGGCGCAATGCGCGCCGGTCAGCGCGGCGCTGATCCGCGCCTTCGAGGAGCTGCTCTACGGCGGCCATGACGCCGGGGAATTTTCGGCCGAGACGCTTTCGCTCGCCGTCCGGGCCATGGGCGGCGTCGAGCCGGCGGAGGTGCGCGCGATCGCGCGCGAGCGCCGCGTGCCGGCCTGGCGCGCCTGGGTCATCCATCTTGCTTCGCTGGCGGGCGCCCATGACCATTCCGACGCGGCTTGACGTGCTGGAGGCCGAAAACGAGAGGCTGCGCGAGGAGGTCGCGGAGCTGCGCGAGCTGCTCTACGGCGGCGAGCGTCCGACGCCGGTTGAATGGCGGCTCACCGCGGCGGAGACGCGCGTGATGATGGCGCTCGCCGCGCGCGAGCTGGCGACGGAGGCGCATGTGATGAGCGCGCTCTACGGTCTGCGGCCGGACGGCGACACGGCGGAGGAGAAGATCGTCGACGTGTTCATCTGCAAGATTCGCAAGAAGGTCGCGCCGTTCGGCGTGCGCATCGAGACCGTCTGGGGCCGGGGCTGGACGCTGGACGCACAGACGCGCGCGAGATTGCGGCCGGCGCGGCCGGGGAGGGCGGCGTGAGCGCGGAACAAACATGAGCACGGAACAAGTTTGGCGGCGGCGGGCGGAGGCGGCCGAGGGGCGCGTCGCCGCGCTGGAGGCGGAGATCGGGCTGTTGCGCGCGGCGCTGCTGCGCGAGGAGGCCGACATCGCCGCGCGCTTCCGCCTGCCGAGGCGGCAGGCGCAATTGTTCGGGCTGCTGCGGCGGCGCGGAATCGTCTCGCGCCAGCTCGCCTATGACACGCTCTACGGCGCCGAGGGCCTCGAATTCGATCTCGTCAGCGTCGACGCCGTGCTGCGCAATCTGCGCCGCAATCTGAAGGCGCACGGGATCGGCGTGCGCGTCATCTACGGCGTCGGCTGGGAGCTGACGCCGGAGTCGCGCCGCCAGCTCGAGGACGCGCCGCGCGCGGTTTTGCAGGAGGACGCATGCGCGCTTTGGTGATGGGGCTCGTCGTCTCGGCGCTGCTCGTCTTGGCCCGCGCTCCGTCATGAGCGAGGGTTCGCAGGTCGGCTGGGCCGAGACGGTGAAGCTCGACGACGAAACCATCGTCGTCGTCGACGTCAGGCGCGGCGCGCCCGTCAAGATGGGCTTTCCCGACGATCGTTGCGCGCCGGTGGTCGTGACCTCGACGATTTTGGCCGCGCTCGATTCCGCCGCGCATGGCTTTCCAACATCTTTTCAGCTGGCTCGCGCGGATGCGCCGCCTTTGGACGTTCGGCTCGGCCGGGACGCCGCCGCGCGGCTCGTCGCCGTGCTGCGGCGCGCCGACGACTTTTTTAGGGGATCCTGACATGGCGCGCATACGCTCCGTCCATCCGGGCCTGTTCACCGACGAAAATTTCGCGCAGCTCACCCTCGATTGTCCGATCGCCGTGCCGCTGCTGATCGGCCTCTGGACCGAGGCCGACGACGCCGGCGCGTTTGAGTGGAAGCCGCTAACCCTGAAGATGCGCATCCTGCCGGCCGCGCCGGTGCGCGTCGACGACCTGCTCGAGGTCCTCGCCGGGGTCGACCTCATCCGGCGGTTCGAGATCGACGGGCGGACGTTCGGCGTGATCCGCAATTTCGTGCGCTGGCAGCGGCCCAAGAAGCCGAAGGACGTGCATCCCTACACCGCCGAATCGCGCGCCTACGCCGGCTTCGTCGATGGCCAGCGCCCGCGCGCCGGCGCCGGCCGGCGGTCCGAGGACGAGGACGATCTCTTCGACGAGGACGCCGGCGAGTTCCGAACCGGTTCCGCCAAAGGCGGAACTGGTTCCGCCAATGGCGGAACTGGTTCCGAACTCGGGCGCCAGAGGGAGGAGGAAGGAGGAAGGAGGGAGGAATCACCTCCTCCTCCTCCTCCGGCGGGGGCGCGCGCTTCGCGAGACGAAAATCGGCCGTTCGGCGAGCTGACGGGGGCGACCGTCGTCGCGCTGCGCACCGGCGATCCGTTCGAAGCGGAGGCCAGGGCCTACGCGCGGGGGCTCAGGCTCGCGCTGGACGACGATTTCCGGCCGATCGCCGCGCTGGTCGCCAGCGGCGCGGCGACGCGCGGCGACGTGCTGGCGATGATCGAACAGGGGCGGGCGAAGGGCGAGAATTGCCCGAAATTCTGGGCGACTTTGGCGAAATGGGTGCGGCGGCGCGCGGGCGAACGCCTGGCCGCGGCGCGCGCGGCCGCCGAGGCGGCGCGCGGGCCGCCGGCGGTCGCGCTAGCGGCGCCTGCGTCCCCCGCGTCTGCGCCCCCGACCCCGCCGGGCGATCCGCCCTGGCGGCAGGATTTCGAGCGCGTGTGGAACGGGTTTCCGCGCGATCCCACGGCCTCGCGGCCGCGCGCCGAGGCGGCGTTCGCGGCGCTTTCGCCCGAGGAGCAGCGGCGTTTCGCCGCGAGCATCGGGGCGATCGCCGAGCATATCCGCCGGCAGAAATTGTCGAGCCCGCACAATCTCGCGACCTTCATCGCCGAGCGCAGGTTTGCGGGCTTTGCGACCCCGCCGCCGACGAAGGCGGTGGTCCGGGTCGAGCGCGATTCGCCGGCCGGGCGGGCGTGGGAGGCGTATCGCCGGGCGAACGGCGGGCGCGGCGTGCCGTGGGAGGCGGGAGGCGGGCATTGGGGGTTCGAGACGGAATTCCCGCCCGGCTACGGCGACGGGGCGAAGGCGGGCGCGGCGTGAATTTTTCGCGCGGCCGCGCCTGGGCGTTCTGGCTGGGGACGCCGTGCCCCTATTGCGGCGACGCCATGGCGCTGGGCGGGCGGCGCCATCCCTCGCTGGAGCACATGATTCCGAAATCGCGCGGCGGCCTGCATGTCGAGCGCAACCTGCTGATCGTCTGCGTCGAATGCAACCAGGACAAGCGCGATCTGACCTTGCCGGAATGGCTGCGGCGGCTGCGGCGCGACGGCGATCCACGCGCGGCGGTGGTGGAGGCGACGATGCGCGCGATCGCCGGGGCCGAGCGCCCGATGGCGGCCTTTCGCACAGCCGCCGCGCGGGAATTCGACCGCGGGAAACGCGCCGGGACAGGTTATGTTCCCAAAATAACCGTTTCGTGATAAGGGATTATCACGGACCGGGGGGCTGCCTTGGCGAAACAGCTTGTCGATGTCGAGGATCTCATGGTCTGGGCCGCCGCCGAGCTTTCCCGCAAACGACCGGGGAATGTGACCGCGTTGCCGACCTTCGACGTCGCGCGCGCCGATCGCGAGATCGTCGGCAAGTGGACGCGTCCGATGGGCTATCCGCCGATGTCGCCGATGTTCGCGGCCGGCCTGTCGCGCGCCGGCGCCGCGCGCGGCGACCCGCCGCACGCCGACGCCCTGGTGGTGGAGGAGGCGCTGGGGCGCATGCGGCTCGGGCCGGAATGGGAGCCGGAGGAGCGGGCGGGGCTGACGCATGGCCTGGGCTTTCCGCTCGCCTGGCGCGAGGCGGCGCGGGCGTCGCTGGCCAATGCCCAAAACCTGGCTCTGGTGCACGGGCGGCTCGCCAGCCGGCCGAGCGTGTCGCGCGATCCGCCGAGCTGCGGCCCGAAGCTGGGCGCCAATGGCAAGCCGGGCGTGTGGCGGCGCGAGCGCTGGGCGGAGCAAGGGTTTGGGGATCGGATGAGCGAGCGCGACGTCGAGACGCCCTGCGCGGCGACGCGCAAGGGCGTCTATCCCGCCGGCGCCTATGGCGTGCTGGTCTGGGAGCCCGATCCGCAGGCGATGGTGAACGAGCGCGCCGATTATTTCGCCTGGCGGCTGGCGCTCTGCTGGCTGGCGAGCGAGCTGGAGGGCGCGCTGGAGAGCCGCGCGGCCCTGAGCCCGCGCGCGGCGGCGCGGCCCTGGATGGGCGAGCGCGACGCGGCGCCCGTGGCCGATCCGTTCGCGCCGGGGGCGATGGGGGTCTATGGGCCGGAGGAGGCGGCGTCGATGGCGGCCGAGCGCGGCCGCGGACGGCGCCGCCCGCCGGGCGGCGGTTCGGTCTACGCCGCGCGGCCGGTCAAGCCGGCGCCGGGGATGCGGGAGGCGTGAGGAGCAACGCATGTTCGAACGGGCGGTGGATTTGCTGGGCTGGCCTGTGGAAGACGCGGTGACCGGATTTTCCGGCGTCGCGACGTCGGTGAGCTTCGATCTCTACGGCTGCGTGCAGGTCGTCGTCAGCCCGCCGATGAACGACAAGGGCGATGTGCCCGACGGGCGCTGGTTCGACATTTCGCGGCTGAACCGCGTGGGAGATCGGCGCGTCATGGCGCCGCCTTCGTCCTGGACGGAACGGGGTCCGGCGGAGAAGCCGGCGCGCTGACGGCGGGAATCGGCCCGAAAAGATTTTCGGGCGTTTTTCTGGACTCCATCTGGATCTTGACTATCCTGAGAAGCGTCGAGGAGGGGCGGAGCGCCGCTCGCTCGATTTTCCCATAGCGAGGCGGCCCTTGAAACGCGACGGGCTCGCCGCACGCCTGCGGGCGCTGGCCGAGCGTATCGAACGCATCCGCCCGCTCAATCACGACCCCGAAGCCTATTTTGTCGAACGCGACGCGATCCGCCGCGACCTCCTGCGCGAGGTCGAGACGCTGGAGCGGCGCGGCGAAAGCGCGTCGCCGCCGCGCGAGCGTTTCGAGACCGGCCAGATCGCCGGCCGGCGCGGGCTCGTGAAGGTCGAGATCAGGCGCGGCCGCCGTCAGGAGCCAAAATGCCCAAACCCGCAAAGGCCGCCGACCTCAAGGCGCTGAGCGACGGCGAGATCGCCGATCTCTGGGGCGACGCCAAGGCGCAGGCCGACAAGGCGGACGCAAGGATCAAGCCGCTGAAGGCGGAATTCGAACAGCGCGGGCTCGACCAGGCCCGCGGGGCTCGCTGGCGCGTCACCAAGGACGTGACGCAGCAGAACCGTTTCGACGTCGAAGCCGCGCGCGCCGATCTCGGCGACGCCGCCGCCAAATACGTCAAGCCGCAGACCCGCACCGCCTATCAGGTGCGCTCGCTGGAGGCGCTGAAGTGAGCGTCTATTACGGGCGGTCGGTCTATCGCTATTTCTCGAAGATCCGCGAGGGCGTGAGCTTCGACACGGAGCAGCAGGCGCGCGACTACGATCGCACCGAATCGCTGAAGCTCGTGGCCGAGCTCACAAGTTTCGACGCAGCCGCGCCTGTGCATGTCCTCGCGCTGCGCTTCCTCGCCGAAGAGATCGAATGCCTCGTTCGCGCGGGCGCTCAAATGGAGAAAGCTTGATGGGACGACCGAGCTCGGAACAGCGCGACTATTCGTTTCGATTGCGCGCGATCAGGGCTTCGGATCATTTCATCAGGGATTTGCGGCGAACCGGCCAGCAGCCGCCCGCGCCGATCAAGCCCGAGATCGACGCGCGCGACCAGCGCGGCCGCGTGCGCGCGCCCGAGACGACCTCGGGCTGTTCTTCGTCGGCGAGTTGGTGAGCGCATGCGCCGTCATCCTCACCGCCGCTGCGGCGAAACGCTGATCGCGCGGCCGTTCCGGTTGAAGCTCAAGAAGAACACGCCCTTCGCGCATGTGCTGGCGCGCCGCGTCGCGCCGGCGCCGGACGGGCGCGGCGAGCGCGAATTCTATCTGCACGCGACCAAGGGCTATCGATGTCTGATGCGCTGACGCCTGCGCGCGTCGTCGAGGACGCGCCGCTTTCCATCGATCTCGCCGAGAAGGCGATTGCGGCGGCGATCGCGGAGATCGACCGGCTGCGGGCCGACGAGCGGCTCACGCAGGCGCGCTTTCTGCTGACGCGGGCCGCGGACCGGCTCGACGATTTCCGCTTCGACAAGCCGATGCGCGGGCCGGTGAGCGGCGCGTTCGGTTGATGCGCCTTTCCAAACGCTGGCGCTCCGCGCCTTATTACGTGCGGCCGGACGGCGCGCGCATGATCGAGGTCGCGCCGTTCGTAGCGGTATCGAGGCGCTATCTGTTTCTGCTGATGCGCCGCTGATTTTCCAACGAGCGAGGCGGCGATGGGCGTGATCGTGCGGCCGCGCTTCGGCAGGCCCTGTTACGACGGCTGCGGCGCCATCGTGCCGACGCCGCGGCTCGACATTCTGCGCCGCCGCTGCGAGGCGGAACATCGGCCGCTGCTGCCTATGGACCGCATTTGCGTCGATTGCGAACGCAAGCGGCTCGGCGAAGCGACCGTGACGCGGCGTCCGCGCTGACGTCATGGACGAGTGTCCCGCGCCGCTGGCGGCGGTCGTCGAAGCCACGGATGCACTGGCTTCGGCGACCCGCTATGCGGCGGCCGAGAAGAGCGACAACACGCGGCGCGCCTATCGCGCCGACATGAAGGCCTTTGTTGCGTGGTGTGAAAGCGTCGGGCGGCGCGCGGTTCCGGCTTCGGCCGAGACCTGCGCCGCCTATCTCGCGCATTGCGCCGATTCGGGGCTGAAGGTCTCGACCATACAGCGGCGCGCGGCGGCGATTTCCTACGCGCATCGGCTCGCCGGCGAGGCGACGCCGCTGCAGCTCGAGGCGGTCAAGGCGGTGCTGCGCGGCGTGCGGCGCTCGATCGGCGTCGCGCCGGCGGCGAAAGCCGCTTTGACGCACGACCTGGTGGCGAAGGTTTTGCGGCGGTTGCCCGACACGCTCGCGGGCAAGCGCGACCGCGCGCTGATCGCGCTGGGCTTCGCGGCGGCGCTGCGGCGATCGGAGCTGGTGGTTCTGAAGGTCACGGACGTCGAGCGCACCGCCGACGGCGCGTTTCTGCATATTCGCAAGGGCAAGTCGGATCAGGAAGGGCGCGGCGTCGCCATCGCCGTGCCGCACGGCGGCAAGCTGAAGGCGCTCGCGGCATTGGACGCCTGGCTGGCGGCGGCCGGCATCGTCGAGGGCGCCATCTTTCGCGGGATCGACCGGCATGGACGGATCGGGCCGGCTTTGAGCGGGCGCGCGGCGGCGGAGATCGTCAAGGCGGCGTGCCGGCGGGCGAGGCTGGATGACAGCGCGTTCTCCGGGCATTCGCTGCGCGCGGGATTCGTGACGTCGGCGCTCGGATCGGGCGCCGATCTGTTCCGGGTGATGGACGTGACCCGGCACAAGCGGGTCGAGACTTTGCGCGTCTACGACCGTCGCGCGAAAGCCTTCCAAAACCACGCGGGAGCGAAGTTTCTGTGACCGCCGGGAAGGATCATTATCGGATGCCAGAGGAGTGCGTGTGCGCATCCTAAAGCAGACCCGCCGCGAATTTCACGGGACGCACAAAGGTGCTTCCATCGATATCGACCGCGAGCTCGACGGACGCTTCTACATCATCGTGACGGCTAGCTCAGGCGGCTATCTGTACGAAGGCTGGGCGCCCGAAGGCATCACGACGATGGCGGCCGCCAAGAAGGAAGCCATCCGCGGCGCCTGCCTGAACGAAGCCTGATCAATGTACCGACGCCGAAGGGCGGGGGATGGAGCGCTGTAACGCTCCAAACCGCGAGCTGCACACTCGCATGACTGAGCCGACCGGTCGACCGGTCATCCCGCCGCCGGCGCGCGGCGGGGCGATTGAGACTCACTCATGCCGAACACTCAACGCGATCAGCGTTTTAAGGATAATGGCCGCGTTTGGCGGCTGGGGCGGCATCGCCTCGTTTGCGGCGATTGCACCGATCCGGCGATCGTCGCCAAGGCTTTGCGCGGCGCTAGCCCGCGGCTGATGGTGACCGATCCGCCCTATGGTGTCGGCTACGATCCGAGCTGGCGCGACGATCCCCGGTTGCATCCGTTCGTCGGCGAAAGGCGCGCCAAGCTCGCCACCGGCAAGGTCTGGAACGACGATCGCGCCGATTGGCGCGAGGCCTGGGCGCATTTTCCCGGCGACGTCGCCTATGTCTGGCACTCGTCGCTGCATCACGGCGCCGTCGAGCGCGGGCTCGGCGCGGCCGGCTTCGTCGTGCGCTCGCAGATCGTCTGGGACAAGGGCCGGCTGATCATCTCGCGCGGCCACTACCATTGGCGGCACGAGCCCTGTCTCTACGCCGTGCGCAAAGGCCGCACGGCGGGATGGACGGGCGATCGCAAGCAAGTCACGGTGTGGAACATCCCGCACCGACGCAACGAGACCGGACATTCGGCGCAGAAGCCTTTGGACTGCATGCTGCGGCCGATCCTCAACCATAGCGCGCCGGGCGAGTCGGTCTACGATCCGTTCGTGGGTTCCGGAACGACCTTGATGGCGGCGGAAGACTCAGGCCGGATCTGCTGCGCCATCGAGATCGATCCCCAACATTGCGCCCGCGTCATTGCGCGCTGGGAGCAGGCGACAGGCCTGCGAGCGGAACGGGAGTAAACCCCTGAAAACCCTCGGGCCGCTGGTGCGCGCCGCCGATCTGCGCGCGGCGAAGCCGCCGCCGAAGGTTGCGGACGCCTATTATTCCACGGCCGAATGGAAAGCTTTGCGCCACGCCTGCCTGAAGCGTGACGGCTTCCGCTGCGTCGCGGAAGGCTGCGGGCGGCCTGCGATCGTGGCGGACCACATCGTGTCGCGGCGGGACGGTGGCGCGGATCGCCTCGACAACCTGCGATCGCTGTGCCGTCTGCACGACAACCGCTGGAAGGAAGACGCGGGAGGGGCCAGGCGAGGCGCGGTACGACGGGGGGTTTAGTTTCCCAAGGCCGCATTGCCTGCAACCGTTCGCCCCCACATTCGCAAAAAATTGGGGTTGGGCGATTTTTAGAAATCAAGCTCAACCTCACCCAAAACATTGAAATAAACGCCTTATCCGCGAACTTGAATTCCCGGGAAATCAAGAGGCGTCCCGCTTGCCGGCCCCATCGCGCAAAGGTCACGGCGGCGCGCGTCCCGGCGCCGGGCGCAAGCCCAAGACCGCCGCTCCGACCGTCGACGAACTGCAGACCGCCGAGAGCCTGCTCGCCGGCAAGACGGTGGAGCAACTGATGGAGATCGCGGTCGGCATGGCGGCCGCCAAAGGACGCTGGGACGAGGTCAGCAAGGCCGGCGCCCGTCTTCTCAACGCCCGCGCCAGGTCGAAGGCTCCGCCGCCCCCGCCGGACGCTCCGCAACCCTCCCGCTTCGTCCCGCGCCCGCCGCCCGCGAAGCCAAACTGACGCATGCGCTCGACCGCGTGCCTGGACTGGGCCGAGCGCATCGCCGCCGGCCGCTCGATCATTCCCGCCCCGCTGTTCCCAGCCGAGGCGGACGCCTGCATGGCGGTGTTCGACGACCTGCGCATCGTCGAGGTCGCGGGCTCGCCGACCTTCGGCGAAGCGAGCCGCCCCTGGGTGCGGGAGTTCGCCGCCTCGGTGTTCGGCGCCTACGATCCCGCGACGGGCGTGCGCGCGATCACCGAATTCGCGCTGCTGATCGCCAAGAAGAACGGCAAGTCCACGCTCGCCGCGGGGATCATGCTGACGGCGCTGATCCTCAACTGGCGCCAGTCGGCCGAGTTCTACATCCTGGCGCCAACGAAGGAAGTCGCCGACACCGCGTTCAAATCGGCGCGCGAAATGGTCAAGGCCGACCCGGCGCTGGCCGCCCTCCTGCGCATCAAGGCCGCGGTGCGCGAGATCCACCACAAGGACAGCGGCGCGGTCCTCAAGGTCATCGCCGCCGACGCCGACACGGTCGGCGGCAAGAAGGGCGTCGGCGTGTTCGTCGACGAGGTCTGGCTGTTCGGCAAACGGTCGAACGCCCACAACATGCTCTCGGAAGCGACCGGCGGCCTCGCCAGCTACCCCGAAGGCTTCGTCATCTACGCCTCGACGCAATCCGACGAGCCGCCCGCCGGCGTCTTCAAGGAAAAGCTCGATTATTGGCGGCGCATCCGCGACGGCAAGCTCGACGCCCCGCACGTCCTGCCGATCCTCTACGAATTCCCGCCTGCGCTGGCCAAGGCGCAGGCGTGGAGCGATCCCGCGACCTGGTTCATCCCCAACCCGAACCTCGATCTCGGCGTCAACCGCGCCTTCATCGCCGGCAAGCTCGCCGAGGCGCGCGAGGCCGGCGACCACGCGCTCAACATCATCCTGGCCAAGCATCTCAACGTCGAGATCGGCGGCAACCTGCGCGCCGACCGCTGGGTCGGCGCCGATGTCTGGGCCGACGCGGCCGATGCGACGCTGACCCTCGACACGCTGCTCGAGCGGAGCGAATGCGTCGTCGTCGGCATCGACGGCGGCGGCCTGGAGGACCTGCTCGGAATCTGCGTGCTCGGCCGCGAGAAGGGCGCCAAGCGCTGGCTCGCCTGGGGCCGCGCCTATGCGCATATCTCGGTGCTGCGCCGCCGCAAGTCGATCGCCTCGGTGCTGATCGATTTCGCCAAGGCCGGCGAGCTCGAAGTGTTCGACGCCGCCGGCCGTCTCGACGCGAACGAGCTGGCGGCGCTGGTCGACAGCGACGCGCCGGGACGGCCGCCGCCGCCGCCCGACCGCGAGACGATGATCCCGCCCGACGTGCAGGCCGTGGTCGACGTCGTGGCGAAACCCCTGGCGCTCGGCCTGCTGGCCGAAGTCGGCATCGACCTCTACGGCGTCGGCCTCATCGTCGAGGGCCTCAAGACCATCGGCGTCACCGACGACCGCGAAACCTGCGCCGCCTATCTCCAGGGCGTCAGCCAGGGCTTCAAACTGCAGGGCGCGATCAAGACGGCCGAGCGCAAGCTCGACGATCGCACGCTGATCCACGGCGGCCAGCCGCTGATGGCCTGGTCGGTCGGCAACGCGCGCACGGTGCTCGCCGGCAACGCCGCGATGGTGACGAAAGCCGCCAGCGGCGTCGCCAAGATCGACCCGCTGATGGCTCTGTTCGACGCCGTCGCGCTGATGACGAAGAACCCGGAGCCGGCCGGCAGCGTCTATCGCGCCGATCGGGGATTGTTGAGTTTCGGTTGAGCTTGCAGACTTGCGCAAGGAGCCGCATGGGCGTTCGCATCTTCGATCTGACCGAGCACGAGCATCTGCACGGCTTTCTCGCTTCTCTGCTCGCCAACGGCCTCACGGTGCAGGTCGTCGCAAGCTGGCCGATGGTCGACATCATGCGGCTGCGCGTCGAAGGCGAAGTCTTGCGCGACGGCGTCGAAGGGGCGCCGCTGTTTCATCTGCGGACGGCCGAAGACGGCGCGCGCACCTATCTCGTCGACTGGAACCGCGACGGCGTGCTGACGCCGTTCCGCCCCTGGTTCCAGACGGAAGCCTGACCTTCGGCGCATCCGCCGACCCCCGGAGCCGCAATGTCCCTCACCGCGCTCCGCGACCTCTATGCCCGCGTGGGGCAGGGCGGCGCGCTCGCCGCGCGGCTGACGCGCGATTACGGCGACGGCTACGACGACAGCGGCTGGACGCCGTTCTCGACCGCCTCGAACACCGGCGTCGCCGTCAACCAGGGCACGGCGCTCAAGGCCACCACGGTCATGGCCTGCGTCACCATGCTGTGCGAGGACTTCGCCAAATGCGATCCGGTCCTCTACCGCGTCGATGACGAGCATCGCCGCGTCGAGGCGCGCGACCACGAATTGTTCGCCCTGTTCGCCGCGCCCAACGAGTGGCAGACCTGGTTCGAATTCGCGGAGATGATGCAGTTCAGCCTGGTGCTGCGCGGCAACGCCTATGCGGTGAAGCTGCGCGACCGGCGCGGCCGCGTCGTCAAGCTCGTGCCCGTCAACGCCGACTGGGTCGCGCTGTGGGAAAGTCCGGACGGCGCGCTGTTCTACCGCGTCACGCCCAACGGCCTGCATCTGCGCGCCGAACTGATGGGCCAGCCGTTTCTCATCCCCGCCGAGGACGTGCTGCACGTCAAGGGCTTCTCGATGAGCGGCCTGACCGGGGCGAGCCGCATCGCGCTCGCCGCCGACGCCATAGGCCTCGCCGTCGCCTACGAGCGCCAGGCGACGCAATGGATGGGCAACAGCGCCGCGCCGTCGGGCGTGCTGACCACCGACAAGATCCTGACCGACGGCGCGGCGGAGCGCGTCGCCGACGATTTCCGCAAGCGCAAGACCGGCCTCGTCAACGCCGGCAAGGTTCTGGTGCTGGAGCAGGGCCTCAAATTCCAGCAGATGGGGATGACGGCGCAGGCGGCCGAATTCGTCGCCAGCCGCAACTTCCAGATCCAGGAAGTCACCCGCATCTTCCGCATTCCCGCGCACATGATCGGCGATCTGCAGCGCGCGACGATGAACAACATCGAGCAGCTCAGTCAGGAATACATCAACCTGACGATGACGGGCTACACCAAGCGCTGGGCGGCCCGCATCGCCTACGAATGGGGCCTCAAGTCCCTGGGCCTGGTGCTCGATTTCGATCTGTCGACGCTGAGTCGGGCCAACATCACGGCCCGCTTCAACAATTACGCTCGCGCCATCGCCGGCGGCTTCTGGACCCAGAACGAAGCGCGCATCGACGACGGCAAGGACCCGTTGCCTGGCGGCGACAAGCTGCTCACGCCGAGCGGCATGGGCGCGCCAAGCCATGTCTCCGGCGCCGGCGCGGAAGGCGGCGGAAGGCCGCCGGCCGGTTCGGCGGACGCCGCTCTCTGAAAGCGGAAACGCATGATCTTTTATCCGGATGAACTCGTTTTGCAGGATCAGACGCGCTTGGCCCCCGGCGCCGAAATCGGCGGGTTCACGTTCGACGGGATCGGGTTCGAAAGCGAGGGCGACCTCCTAAGTCAAGTTGCGCGCTTTCGGCGCGAAACGCCGAACGGTCGGCTAACGGTGATGTGGCTAACGGTGATGGTGTATAGCCCGTATCTGGCGACGCGCGTCGATTTGGAGGCGGCCCTCGCGGACGAATGGGCGTTCATGTCGCGCCACCCGCCCGCGCCGGCCTTCTGACCATATCGAATCGTGCTACGTTCCGGCGCATGGCCTTCGACCCCTACGCGACCCTCGGCTTGCCGCGCGACGCCGATGCGAAGGCGATCAAGCGCGCCTATCGCCGCAAGGCCAAGGCGGCGCATCCCGACGCTGGCGGCTCGGCCGAGGCGTTCGACGAGCTAACCCGCGCCGTGCGGCTGCTGGAAGACCCTGTCCGCCGCGCCCGCTTCGACGCGGAAGGCGCGACCGACGCGCCGCCGGACCCCGAGACCGAGGCGCTGACCCTGCTGGCGGCGCTGCTGGAGGCGCTGTTCGAACAGAACGAGACGCCCGAGCGCTTCGACATCGTCGCCAAGCTGCGCGAGTTCCTGCGGGCCGAGCGCGACAAGATCCGCGCGCGCAGCGACCGTCTGAAGCGCCGCATCGCCAGCGCCGACAAGGCGCGCGGACGGCTCGGCGGCTGGACCCCGGGCGAGCCCGGTCTGGGCCTGGAGGAATATCTGCGCTTTTTCGGCGCCCCCGCGACGTTCCGCTAAAACGCCCCCCGCTTCCGTCTTTCAACCGATAGATCGGCGCCGAAACGGAAGCGCCGGCGGAGACCCGATGACCCGTCGCTTCCTTGACCTCGACGCCCTCGGGGCGGCGCAGCCTCCGCATTTTCAGGCCGGCGACATGGCGCTCGCTTCCGGCCGCATGCTCGAAGCGCTGCCCGAACGTTGCGTGCGCTACGCCTTCTCCGACGCCAGCGTCGGCCGCGACATGCACACGATCGCGCCCGACGCGTGGGACCTGCGCAACTTCGAGCAGAACCCGGTGTTCCTCTGGGCGCACATGGACGACGAGCTGCCCGTCGGCCGCGTCGAGCAGTTGCAGGCCGGCGTGCGGCTGACCGGCCTGGTGCGCTACGCCGAGCATGATTTCGCCGAGACCGTCTACCAGCTCGTCAAGGGCTCGTTCCTCAACGCGACCTCGACCGGCTGGCTGCCGCTGGAATGGCGCGCCGCCAACGACCGCAAGCGGCCCGGCGGCCTCGATTTCACCCGCGTCGAGCTGCTCGAGATCAGCCAGGTGCCGGTTCCGGCGCTGCCGACCGCGCTGGTGACGGCGCGCAAAGCCGGCGTCGACACCCGCCCGATCGTCGCCTGGGCCGAGCGGCTGCTCGACCAGCAGAATTTCGCGGTGATCGGCAAGCCTGAACTCGAAACGCTTCGCAACGCCGCCAGGGAGCCCGCCGGCCGGCGGACGCCGAGCGCCGGAGGACAGATGACGCAGACCCCTGAAACGGCCGCCCGCGAGGCCGCCGGCGGCCGGGCTTCCCGGCCCGACCTGACCGCGCTCTCGCGCAAGCTGCACACGCGCGATCTCTTCGCGCTCGCCGACTTCTGCTATTTTCTGGCCGGAATCGAGAACATCTACGACCGCGTCGCCGCCGAGGCCGTGCGCGAGGACGACGGCTCCGATTTCCCCGCCAAATTGCGCGCCTGGATCGACGACGGCGACCGCCTGCTGCTCGCCATGGCCGGCGAGGAGACCGCCGAGCAGATCGCCGGCACGCAGGACGAGGGCGGATCGCCGATGTACTGGTCGGCCGCGACGCTCGAGACGGCGATCGCCCGCGTGCTGGAGCGGCACGGCCTGGCGCGCAAGGGCGCCAAACATTCCGCCGAGACGCTGCGCTGCATGCGCGCGATCCACGGCCACGTGAAGAAGGCGCACGAGCAGCTCTCCAGCCTTCTCGACGACGCCGACGACGACAATCCCGAGGACAATGCCGACGATCCCGGCGTCGATCCCGACGACGAGGACAGCGAGCGCCGCGCGCGCGAGATCCGCGAGCGCGCCGCCAAGGCCGCCGCGATCAAGGCGCGCGTCGGCCTCTAG